CCATCAACAGTAACAGCTACATCACCTTGTGCCCTGTAACTAAACGGGACTGCATAGGCATCTGTACTGCCATTACCTACGTATCTTACGAAACTATTTGCCATTTATATCCTTATATTCTGTTTTACCTCTTCTAAAAGGGGTACTTTTATTGATTTACCACACTTAACCAATTTTCTAAAGAAATCCCAAATTCTTTTTTAATATGAAGTCCTCTTTTTTCTAAAGTGTTTTGAAAGATAGGGAAATGTTCCCACATCTTTTTATAAGCCGCTATCTCAAATTTATGAATAATAGATAAAATAAATTGTTGTTGATAGTCGTCACCTGCAACAATCTTACGAGGATACTTATACATTTTACTATTTGGATTGCTTATTTCATATTCAATAATCTCTTTTAAACTAGCTTTTCTTTTAAGTGGTGGATAATATGCTAGAATTTTAGTCTTTTGTTCCAACAGATAATCATAAGCTGTTTGACCTGTATCTTCATCTTTAATATCTCTTAAATCTAAATGCGTTCTTTTATCTACTTTTGCAGGAGCTTTATAATTAAATTCTCTATCCTCAAAGAATTTAGCTACAATAGGATTTTTCCATTTAGTCATAGCAAATGGAGAAGACCATATACCAGTTTTTCCACCAATCCCAAATAACCAACCTCTATCTCTATCAATCTTTTCTCCTAAAGCATTACGCTGAGGCATTACTAAATTATGACTACCAAATAATCTTAAAGGGTCTAGCGTTCTTAATCTATCCGCAAAACTCCATAATTGTTTTTGATGGTCATTTGTTATTCTACTCATATAACGTAAACCACCTGATAATGGAAATGCTTTATATATACCTCTTGAAATAAAAGCCGCCGATTTTTGTGTTGGGTCTTTTGTCCAAGAAAGCCCATCTCCTAAAAACATTTCAGCAGTTTCTAATAAATTCTTTGTATAAAATTTAGAAGTTAAATTTCTAGTAATAGACATTAAAGCTCCAACAAATAATTCAGACCATTTATTTTCTACCTCTTCAGGTAAGTCATCACTGTATCTAAAGAAATCATTAAACATTTCATACATATCAGCCGCTAACATAAAAGGCATAAATACTGGGTCTAATCTATTTAGTGAAATATATCTACCATCATTTGTTTTATAAGAATATTTTTTCCAACCTGTAGTAGCTTCTCTTTCTCTATTTTCTTTCCAATTTCTTGAACCACCACCAGTTACTTTACCCATTATTGCCGCCGTAAATGCTGAAATCCAAAGTAAATAACCTGCTTGTATTCTAGCACTAGCTTCAGCCGCCGCTTCAGGATTAATAAAACTTCCATCTTTATTTTTAGCTAACATGTGTTTAAGTTGAAATTGTGCTCTTCCTGTAAATGTACCTAACGAAGCCCATGTTGGAGTTCGTTGAGCTACCCATCTTAATAAGTTTGAAGGTGTATTAATAAAGTGGAGACCAAACACTCTTAAAAATTTCCCTTTTCCACTGGAAATTCTTAAAATTGCTCCTGTAAGTCTGCCTTCTTTTTTACCTGTTAATGGATTAATAGAATAAGCTGAATTTGTATAAGATGCTTCTCTAGCATAATGTAATGGGTCATTAACTTCTAATCTGTCAGCATCACTTAATACTCTACCCGAAACATTCATGTCTTGGGTACTAATAGCTTTACCATTAGTTTGAAAATAATTCTTTTCGTATTCTTTAAATTTTGCTAAATATGCTTTCCCTTTAAGTCTTTCAGGTAAGAAAGCTCTAAGACTCCAACCTGATAAAATTTCAGGGTGTTCTCTCATAATCGTTGAATTAATTTGAGCCGCCATTCTACCTTTAAATGTCATTTGTTTTAAGAACTCATCACCTGCTGATAATATTCTTAATGGAAAAGTTACTGTTGCAGTAATCGGTTTCCATACATATCTACTTATAGGTCTACCAAGAACAGGAATACTCTCAAACCATAAACCAACTGTTTCATTAGCCCATCTTTGTAGTTGTCCTTGTCTAATATTGTTATCAACTTTTAATTGCTTACTATCCATAATAGGACGACCTTCTCTTATAGCTCTCCAAGCTCCTTGTAAACCGTCCATAATATAAAAATATTGATGTATATAAGTTGCTAATGCTTCTTTAGCAACAATAGTTGCTCTAGCATTACCTCTAACTCCTAGATTAGCCGCTCTTATTAACATTTCAAGAGGCTTCCATTGTGACTGTATTAATGAAGAAAATATATTTAATATATGAGTATCAGGAGAAGACAATAAGTTATTATTAACATATTCTGCCGCTAAATCCCATTTATCAACATGTCTAACACTTGATAAAGCATCAGCTAATTTTTCATCATCAGTTATTTTAGCAACTTCTCTCCAATAGGCTTCAGAGTTTTCAATTTTTAATTTCTTTAAACGTAAATCTTCAGGATTAATTAATAACTCAGCAATTTTTAAAGAACTTCTTTCTATTCTTCCTGCCGCTAAAGCAACCGCTACATTTTTTTGAACTTGCTTTTTAGTTATCATAAGTTCGTGATTGAGAGATTCTCTTTCACCTAACTCATTTAATATTTTCTTTCTACCAATATCATCTAAAGTTTCATCATCTAATTGTTTAGCTAGTTTTATAATATCATCAGAATTTTTTAATAAAATCCTATCGTGAGCTAACATTTGTCCTGCTAACTCTTTTCCATCTGTACCAAAATCATCAAGTATTTTTCTTAATTCTTTAGGTTTCAGATTCCATTTGTTAGCAATAACTTCAATTTCTTCAAAAGTAATTTTACCTGCTTTTTCTTCTAATTCAGAAGCAATTTGTTTCGCCGCACTTTTAATATAGATAACAGTAGCAAACGTCTCACCCCTCATTCTAGTATAGTTAAAAGGTCGTTTAGGTGGTTTGTCTGAAGACGTAATTCCTTCAGAACGAGTTTCTTTTAATGATTTAATTTTAGAATCAATATCTTTAGAATCAACTTTACTTTTAGCTTCAATTTCATCTATCTGCTTTTTACTCATATTTTTATAAAATTGATGAGTTTGTTTTCTAGTTGTTAAATCAGCAAATAATCTTTTACCTGTTATTTCACTTCTACCAAAATTATGTAAATCAGTTAAATTCTTAAAAGTATGTTTCTTTAAATTTCTTGAAACTAATTTAAAACCACCATAAGAAAATACTCCACCAAATACTGTACCAAATCCCATACCTGCCGCAGTTGAAATAGCTAATCTTTTTATATCAAATTCATCTGTTACATTAGAATGAATAGCAGTTGTTTGTAGCATAGCATCATGGATATTCGCTATTCCACCACCAATACCCATTTCATAAAGAGCACCTTTTTTAACAGCTTTATATAAACCTGTTTTTGTAGCTTTTTTAGCCGCTTCTTCTATTATTCGTTTATTAATTTCTTTAGCCATTTTCTTTTTAATGGCTTCTTTTACAGCTTGTCTATATGCTGTTTTTGCGGCTTGACCACCAATACCAAATCCAACAATATTTACTGGGTCTAATACCAAAGCTCCACCCATATCAATAAGCCAAGAACCAAAACTTCTATTAGGGTCATTCCAAAAATAAGGAAGGTTTTGATAAGTAGAATTTATATAAGCAAATTCTTGAAGTCTTTGAGCACTATCTTCACCCATGACATTCGCCATATCCATACCCATAGAAAAACTTTGATTGTTTCTCCAACTTCTATCGTGATAAAAATACTCTAATAAGTCAGCATGAGACATATCATTAAAAGTATACTTACCTCTTGTAGTATACGCTGTATCTCCGTCTCTATATTTATAATAACTTTTTAAAGTATTAAAAAATCTTTCTGTTTGTATTTCTTCTAAAGCCTGTTCTTTAAGATTAAATTGTTGCACATCACTGGTTTCATCTATCTGCCCAGTGCCCCAATTATAAGTAGCCATAATTATTCAGCCTTCTTTACTGAAAGTTGTTTAATCAATTCCATAATCTGACCAAGATTTTTCTTATTAACTTCAAGACCAAATGCTCCTAAAATTTGATTCATAAAAGGTGTAAAGGATTCTACATTCTTAGGGTCAGTTAAAATCTTAACCAAATCTTGATTAATTTCTACCCCACTAAATATTTGAGGTAAAGCATCTAATATAACTTTATTTCTAGCTTTTACGCTTTCTTTTTCTTCATTAGT